GACTTAATTAATTAAGGTGGTCGTATGTGGTTGATAGATAAAGTAGAAGATTGTAAGAGAAAAGTTATTAAGCATAGGCAATATGCGGAAATTGCGCACGCAACAGGCATCAGCTTCGGCTGGATCGCTAAGTTTGCAACAAATAATATAAAAAATCCCGGTGTTTTACACATCCAAAAACTGGATGATTATTTTAATGGCTAGAAATTATATTGAGCAGGGGATCTGTATAGCTTTTATGCAGCGTCTTAATCAGTATCATCCCGATATTTTCGAAATGATTTATCATATTAAAAACGAATCGGCGACTGGTCATGTTGCCGGAATTGGTATTAAAAAAGGCGCGCCTGATTATTTTCTGGCAATGGCTAAGGGTGGGTATCATGGGTTATATTTTGAAATGAAGAAGCCCAAAGGAAGGCTTAGTAAAGATCAGTTAGAATTTATACCCAAGCTTAGAGAGCAAGGGTATAAAGTGGAGGTCTGTTATTCTTGGATTGAGGCTGTTGACGCTTGTTTGGTTTATTGTTTAGATTAGGCCGTTTTGTGATTGCTCTGCTCTGTATCTAGCTACACCAGTCTTTACTTTTTCAGCGTTTTCAAGGTAGTATTTTCGACGACATTCTTTTATTTTTTTGCAATTTTCAGACCTGTACTTAGCGTGAACCTCTTTCATTTTGTCAAGGTTTGCAGCGTAGTACCTAGCGCCGTAATTAGGTGTTTTAAGGCGGTGTTTTGCCTGCTTGGCTTTTATTTTTTCACTGTTTTCATTGTAAAAAAAAGCGGAAGCTTGGTTTTTACATTGCCTGCAATAACAATGAAGCCCATCACTTCTTGCTTTATCCTTGCCAAACTCGCTAACCGCCTTTTTAATCTTACACTTATTGCATATTTTCATTTTTGCTTACTCCTACAAATGTATAAAAATTTTTATCTTGTTTTCTAAAAAATATAATGTCGTAATCGTTTAGTGTGCTGTCTCTAAACAATCTATATTGTTCGCGTTCTTTTTCGCTTGATACTCTCAAAAAAAGACGGATAGTTTTGTTAAAAATAGTCAGTACAGTGATAACCTTTATCCTTGCATCGCCCTTAAAATCGTTGGCTATTTCAAAGCTTAAAATAGGTTCAATAATATGCTTTTCATAGTTAGCTTTGCTTTTAGCTGCTTCTTCTAGTGTTAATTTTGCGTTTGGGTCTATTATTTCAGCCTTGCAGGCTTGGCAATATCTAGCCGCAATGTCGTTTTCATGTCCGCACTCTTCACATTCTTTAAATGTCCACTTGTACGTACAGCGCTGATCTTTTTGCAGCAAGCCAAAGCAGCGCCTGCCAAAATGACTGGGGACAGGGCGCGCTTCTTCGTCTTTTACTATGTCACCCGTATCAATCCACGTAAAATACCCGTTTTCATGATAGCCGTACCCAGCATCGTTTTGTCGCATAGCAAACTTGTTTTCGTGACTGCAATCAGGACAAACAGCTGGTATTTTTTCGCCTTCGTTTGGTGCCTTAGCTTTTATTTTTGGGTCGAAAGGATCGCCGCTGGGGAAATGCACGGGGAAATTATCGGCATAGTCTAGGATTAGACAGTATTCTTTACCTTCCTCTAGTCGCAAACCTCGGCCTATAATTTGCTGCAATAGCCTGCTGGACTCAGTCCGGCGCATAAGTGCTATGCAGTCAACATGAGGCCAGTCTATGCCGACAGTTAGGCAATCGACATTCACAATGTATTTAATGTATTTTTGCTCAAACAGCTTCATTGTGCGCTTGTTGGTTTTTAACTTGCTGTGAACAATACCGGATATGTGTTTTGGCAGGCTTTCCAAGACTTCCCCAGCATGTTGTATTGTCTGTGCAAAAATAATAACGCCGTTGTGCCCCTCGGTTGTGCTGACAATGTCCGCGACTATGTCGGACGTCAAGCGGCCTTGTCCAATGAACGCCTCGTCGACGGTGTGCTGGTCAAACTTTCCCTTTTTATCAAGTATCAGGCCGCTAGTTTCGTATTTAAGCGCGTTCTTACCTAGCAACGGCTTAGTCAAATAACCATTGGCCAACAGATCATGCGCATAAGCTTCATAAGTGCATTTATAAAAGTACGGTTCAAAAGTATCTTCGACAAATCCATTTTTATGATGTATGCCGTAGATGTAACCCATGCCCATCCGGTACGGTGTAGCGGTCAAGCCTATAACGCGAATTAGTGGGTTTTGCGCCCTTAGATGCTCAATAAGCTTTTTAACGGTGCTTGAAATTAAGTCACACTCATCCAAAATGATAGCGCCATAAGCCCCAAGTCTGTCAGCGCTATTAAGCAATGACAGCGGGGAGCCAAAAATCACATTTTCTTTTAATGATTTTTTTCCAGCACTAGCGCAAAAAATAGACGCTGCGTGCCCTGTAGATAGGTATTTTTTTGTATTTTGTACGACAAGATCGGCGCTGGGGGCTGTGCACAGTATTTTCTTTTTAGTAAGCCCGTGCAGGATAGTAGCCAATTCAGCAACGACATGGCTTTTGCCACCGCCTGTGGGGATGACTATAACCTGACTTTCTAATGACGTTTTGGCGTGTGCAATCCCAGCCACGACCGCGTCTTTTTGGTAATTTCTTAACATGTTTGAGCCTTGTGTGTTATTATGTTTAACACACTATAACACAATAACGGATAATAATGCACATTTTAACTTTAAAAGAAGCAGCTAATGAGCTGACCATTTCTAGGTCTACGCTATATTTACTAATTAAATCAGGCGATATAAAAACCTTTAACATTACGACAAAACGCATAGGTGTTTTGAAATCTGAAATTAATAGATACTTGGCGGCTAAAAATGAAAACAAATAGGCATCTGTTAAAGCCTTGCTCGCACTGCAAAGGCGCCGATGAGTGGATTATTTTAGAAACAACAAACGTAAACGGCAGCATTGTATGTCCATACTATTGTCTAAACTGCTGGCGGAGGTCGCCGATTGTTGAAAAAAAATTAATTGCGCATGGGGTTGGCCATGAGCATATCGACTAAAGGAATTTTTTTAGTTCCCATCCCTCGCGTCAACGGGTTAGCAACAAAAGCGCCAGTGGCAGCGGGATGGAACAAGCCACGGGCGCAAAATAACAGGAATGGCTATTCTGACGACCCTATTATCATGCAGGGGCGCGAAGATTGGAACTTTGGTATCTATCACGGGGCTAGTAATACACTAGCGTTTGACATTGACGACATGGTTAAGACGCTAGAAATATTTGACGATATTGGATGTGACATTAGGGCGTGGTTAGTAGATCCTAGCCGTTTAGAAATAAAATCGCCATCATCAAACCGAGGCAAATTATTATTTAAAATGCCGAGTGGGGTGCACAAACTACATCAGTTAAGCGGGGTTTTTGAGCTTAGGTGTGGGAACTGTCAAGATGTAATATATGGCGAACATCCAAACGGGGGGCTTTATAGTGTGATAGGGGATATGGAGAGTATCCCTGATGTACCAGAAATACTGCTTAACATGGTGACAAACTGGGTAGACTGGAAAAAGATTTTTACACCTGAAAAAACAGCACCAAAATCCAGTAAAAAATCAGTAGTATCTGGGCAAGATGTGGCACTTTTTAATGCTAGATATTCGGTTTCAGAAATATTATTACGCAACGGCTACAAGCAAACAGGCAAGCGATTCATAAGGCCAAATTCAGCCACGGGCGTTCCTGCTGTTATTTTATACGATGATGGCTTTATCTACTCACATGGGTCTGATGCACTAAATAACGGGCACACGCATGACGCGTTTAATTGTTACAAAATACTCGAGTGTGATGATGATTTTGCTAAAGCCATAAAATGGAATCGTAGTCAAAGGTCAGTTGCGCCTGAAACTGTCCCCGTCAGTGCGGGGACAAGCGTGGCGGCGAACACGGAGTATTTAACACACGACAAACCTGCGTTAAGCTGGGACTATCCGCATCAATCAGACAGAGGTGATGCTCTTGCAACTACTGAAAATCTTATTTGGCTGTTTGCACAGTACGGGATTGAGTGCTATTACGATGAAATTCTAAAGAAAATTTTTATTGTTACGCAAAACGACACGACTAACGATATTAGCGACAATGGCAAGCTAGAAATAATAAAATCGATAATTTCGTTAAATAATTTTCCTGATAAAATCAAAGATCGAATAGCGGTAATTTTAATGCAAAACTGTGTTAACCCAGTTTTGCAATACTTAGAGTCTGGGGTATGGGATGGGGTAGGCAGGATTGACGCGCTATGCGAAAGCATTAAGGTCAAAGAATTTGACAGAGAATATAGAAACGCTTTAATAAAAATGTGGCTGGTGCAGTGTGTAGCGGCTGCGGATTGCGGCGAAAAGTCGCCTATTGTTGGTGCGCTGTCTAAATTTGAATCTGTGCTGGTGTTTCAGGGTGAGCAAGGCGGTAAAAAAACAAGCTGGCTGGGTAGTATTGTCCCCAAATTATATCGTTGTTATGTCAAAGACGGGGTTATTTTAGACATTGCTGATAAAGATAGTCGCAAACAAGCGTTATCGGGTTGGATAGTCGAGCTGGGAGAGCTTGACGGCACGTTTAGACGGTCGGACATAGCAAAGCTTAAGGCTTTTTTATCTAACGACGTTGATGAGATACGCATGCCTTACGCGGCTATGTCATCTCAGTTTAGACGGCGCACGTCCTTTTTTGCATCGGTGAACGAAGATAAGTTTTTAAACGACGACACAGGGAATCGTCGTTTTTTGCCACTTCAAGTAATATCAACAAATCCAGCCCACGGGGTTGATTTAGGGCAATTATGGGCTGAAGTGTATCAGTTATATATAAAAGGGGCGGAATGGTGGCCTAACGAGTCGTTATTGGCTATGTTGGTTGATAGGCACGAGGAGCATACAGCGATAAATAATATCGAAGATGCTGTTTCAGTCGTTTTTGATCTTAGCGAGAGGCCAGCTTGGGGTAATGTTTTGACATGCACAGAGATTTTAACGTCTGCTGGGCGGGCACAGCCGACAAAATCTGACGTTAATCATCTGGCGGCATTTTTAAGAAAAAACGGTTTTGTTTACAAAAAGCAATCAGGGAAACGAGGATTTATAATAAATAAAATTTTAAACTGAAAAGTTGTGCCCTTGTTTAAAATTAGGCTCAAGCCCACAGAATACGTGGCCTGAGCCTTTTTTTTGCGCAGGGCACAAGTCACAACTATGGCGCTACATACATATATAGCGTATTAATGTATATGTATATGTATAGTATAGTAAGTATTTTATAAATAGTTGTGCACCTTGTGCCCTAAACAGCTACAGCCCGCAGCACACAAGGGATGTAGAGAGGGCACAACTAAAAGACGCGCCCTAGTTGTGCCCACTTGTGCCCTAAAAGATAAAATGAACAAAAAAGAAACATGGGAAGATATACAAAAAACCGATCAAAAACTCACCGAACTTTTGACCGAGTTTAAAAGAACTTTTGGACGGGTGGAGCTAGTAAGTTATAATAAAAACAAATCTCTGGCACACCCACTTAGCCCTATTAAGTAAATAAAGCATTTTTTATAATTTAATTAAATAATATGAATAAAAGGCTTTACATGTAGATCAAAAGGCGTATACTAGACTCATGGTTTAAACAACTTAAACCCTTTTAAGAGATACGATTGTGACTATTCAAGAAACATTAATCGCGGCGGGCGGGAGTATTTGGCAAAAAAACAACGCCAACAGGATTTATCTTAATGACTCAGCATTAGTAAAGTTGCTAAATGTAGACGCAACAGAATTAAAGAAAATGAAACCAGATAAAAAAACAACTTTCTTTTGTTTGAATACTGAAAGCTTTTATTCTGCAAATGGAATTATTATAAGAAACGCGCTTAGAGTAGCGTTCCCAAAACAAAAAGTTGATAAAATATGATTAGCCCCACACCAGAAAAAGTAAAACAAGCTCGCGTCATTGCGAACTTAACCCAGACTCAGGCCGGAACTGTACTATATTCTACTTGTAGAGCTTGGCAAAAATGGGAAAAAGGCGAGGCGCGTATGCACCAAGCCATGTTTGAATTATTTTTAATTAAGACTGAACAGCAATGAAAATTATAAATAAAAAAATAGTGGACTTAATCCCCTATGTAAATAATGCAAGAACACATAGCGACGAGCAGATTATTCAGATAGCAAGCAGCATAAAAGAGTTTGGTTTTAATTCACCCGTCTTGGTGGATGGTGAGAATGGCATTATTGCCGGTCATGGTCGCGTTATGGCGGCTAAAAAGCTAGGACTTGATGAAGTACCAACCATTGAGCTTAAACACCTCACCAAGACGCAAAAGAAAGCATATATCCTTGCAGATAATCGTTTGGCGTTGAACAGTGGTTGGGATAATGATTTGTTGGCGTTGGAGCTTCAAAAACTAGAAGAAGAAGGGTTTAATTTAGAATTACTAGGATTTGACAGCACAGAATTATCATTGATTGGTGATGAAGAAGATGTGCAAGATGGTCTTACCGATGAAGATGAAATACCTGATGCACCAATAGAGCCAACAACAAAACTGCATGATGTTTGGGTATTAGGAAATCATCGGTTAATGTGTGGCGATAGCACTAGCATTGATGATGTTGATGTTTTAATGGGGGGAAGTAAAGCCGATATGGTATGGACTGACCCGCCATATAATGTGGCTATTGAAGGTATTGCTGGAAAAATTCTAAATGACGATATGAGTGATGAGTCTTTCAAGCAATTTCTTCTTGATGTATATGCTTGTTATTTTATGGTTATAAAAGATGGTGGTGTTATTTATGTTGCTCATGCCGATTCAGAGCGTGTTAATTTTACAAAATGTTTTAAAGATGCTGGTTTTAAATTAAGCCAAGTGCTTATATGGGTTAAACAATCAGGAACATTAAGTCGTCAAGATTTTAACTGGCAACATGAACCAATTTTATATGGATGGAAAGAAGGTGCAGCTCATTATTTTTGCGGTGACTTTACACGAACAAGCGTAATCGATGATGATATAGATATTAAAAAAATGAACAAAGCAGAATTGCAAGAACTGGTTAATAGTTATCGGACTGAACAAAAAAACACAACACTTAGAGAAAATAGACCTTCTCGTAGCGAATTGCATCCAACCATGAAACCTGTAAACTTAGTGCAAAGAATGATTGAGTGGAGCAGCAAACCTAAAGAAATTGTGCTTGATTTATTTGGTGGCAGTGGAACAACCATGATGGCTTGTCAAAACTCATCAAGACACGCCCGTTTAATGGAACTAGACCCAAAATACTGCGATGTCATCATCAAACGCTGGCAAGATTTCACAGGGAAACAAGCTATTTTAGAATCAACAGGCGAACCGTATGGCTCTCACACCTAAACAAGAACGCTTTGCGCAATTAGTGGCTGAAGGAAAAACACAGGCGGACGCTTATCGTGGAGCGTTTGATGTTGGTGTAAATACCAAAGCTGAAACCATACAAAAAAGAGCTAGTGAGTTAATGTCTAGCGGGGCGGTTTCGGGTAGGGTTGACGAACTGCGCAAACCAATCATTGAAAGCGTTGGTATTACGCTTGAATCTCACCTTAAAGACTTAATGACACTGCGAAACCTTGCAGTTAAAAACAATCAAATAAACGCGGCTATTACAGCGGAGATTGCGCGGGGCAAAGCGTCTGGCGTATCAACTGATCGAGTTGAAGCAACCATCAAAACAGGTTACACATTTTTAGTTGAAAGGGCAGTGCGTGAAGATTAAGCTTAAGCTTACAGCACCTCAAGAAGATTTTATTTTTAGTGAGTCAATTCATCCGGCAATGGTGGCAGGGTATGGAGCTGGTAAAAGTCAGGCGGCCGTTATTAGGCTTGCCTTGCTTGCTTTAAAATATCAAGGGCTATCATTTGCCTTTGTCGAACCTACTTATGACTTAATCAGGCTTATAGCCTTTCCACGGTTTCAAGAAATATTAGACGAGTGGGGCGTTAAGTACACACTAAACAAAGCGGACGCAATACTCAAAATTGATAATGGCTCACAGATAATATTTAGAAGCGCGGACAGCCCAGAGCGTCTAGTGGGTTTTGAGGTTGCTGACGCTGTGATTGATGAGGCGGATACTCTACGCATAGATCAAGCGCGGACAGTATGGGCAAAGATGTTGGGACGCATCAGGGAGCGCAAGCCAGACGGCGCACCTAATACATTAGCAGCAGTATCAACACCCGAAGGCTTCTCATTTATGTATGAAATGTGGGGCAAGGAAAAGCGCGAAGGCTATGAGCTAATCAAAGCCCCAACGTCAAGCAATCCTTATCTTCCAGATGGTTATATTGCACAACTTCAAGCAACCTATTCAAGCGCACAATTATCGGCATATTTAGATGGCAACTTTGTAAACCTTAACGCTGGGAGCGTCTACCATGAGTTTGATAGGAAGCTTAACGCAACAACTGAAACAATTAATGACGGCGATGTTCTACACGTTGGTTTGGATTTTAACGTTAGCAATATGTCTGCTGTTGTTCATGTTGTTCGCAATGATACGGCTTGTGCTGTTATGGAGCTCACAGGTGTGTTCGATACTCCAACGATGGCGCGTTTATTAAAAGAACGCTACCCAACACATAAAATATTAATCTATCCAGACGCCTCTGGTAATGCTAGGAAGTCAAACAATGCAAGCGAGTCAGATCATAGTATTTTGCGCTCTTATGGCTTACAGGTATTAGTTAATTCTCGCAATCCATTCATTAAAGATAGGGTATTGTCAGTTAATGCTATGATTCACAATTTAGGAATCAGAAAATACTTTGTTAATGCTCAATACTGCCCGATGCTGGTGGAATCACTAGAAAAACAATGCTATGCCAAGACAGGCGAACCAGACAAGGCGGCCGGGTTCGATCATGTAGTTGATGCAATTGGCTATTTTGTTGCTTACCGCTACCCATTGGTCAATAATAGGCCAACTTTTGCTCAGATTACAGGCGTTTAACATGAGTGTAGATACTAAAAATTCAGAATATAACAAATACTACGAAACGTGGGAGAGGTGCGAACACGCAGCGCAAGGACAAGACGAGATACACGAGTACGGCGTTAAGTTTTTACCACGCTTAAGCGGTCAAACCGATCAAGAATATTATGCTTATAAGCAAAGAGCATTATATTTTAATGCTACAGCTAGGACTATTGACGGCTTAACGGGGATGTTGTTTATGAAGCCAGAGGCGGTTGTTGCGCCTGCTGCAATGGATGACATCATAGCCGACTTTACTATGGGCGGTTTGTCGCTACATCAATTTGCTGAAATGGTAGCAGAACATGTTATTACCATCGGTCGATGTGGCGTACTTGTCGACTATCCACCTATTACTAGCGCTATCACATTGGCTCAGGCTCAAGCTCAAGGGTCAAGACCTTACGCCACCATGTACGATGCTGAATCAATCATCAACTGGAAAACTGGACGCATTAACAACGTTGAACAATTAACACTGGTTGTGCTTGAAGAAGAAAACGAAATTCCCGTTGATGAGTTTGAATCTAAATGTGAACCACAATGGCGCGTTCTTGATTTAGGCGATGGTGGAATTTACCGTCAACGTGTTTTCAGAAAAGATAAACGCGGTGAGTTTATTTTAGTTGAGGAAATTTACCCACAAATAAATGGCAAAGCATTAAACAAAATCCCGTTTGAGTTTTTTGGCGTTCGTGACAACACGCCATGCGTTGATAAACCGCCATTACTTGACTTGGTTGATGTTAACCTGTCGCATTACCGCACCACAGCAGACTATGAACACGGCCTTCACTTTGTTGGCTTGCCAACGCCTGTAGTCACTGGATATTATTCAGACGATAAAAGCGCGTCACTTCGTATTGGTAGCGGCACAGCGTGGCTACTTCCCGACCCGCAGTCGAAAGCGTTTTATCTTGAATTTACCGGCCAAGGTTTAGGCGAATTGCGTGAGGCGTTGCGCTCAAAAGAAGCAATGATGGCAACACTGGGAGCGCGTATTTTAGCACCTGAAAAACGTGCGGCTGAAGCAGCGCAAACAGCTAATATTCATAGATCAAGTGAAAACAGTGTGCTTGCGTCAATTGCTCAATCGATTAGCGTTGGATTAACACACGTTATGGAATGGTTGCGTGATTGGTCAAACATTACGGGAGATGTTAAGGTTGAGTTAAACCGTGATTTTATTCCTAACTCAATGACAGCTCAGGACGTGGATAGTTTGGTCAAATCTTGGCAAAGCGGTGCAATATCGCACGAAACTTTATTTGAAAACCTTGTCGCAGGTGACATTATTGCGCAAGATACAAGTTTTGATGATGAAATGGAACGCATTGCAACACGACCTGCAACAGGTGGGTTGATGTGATATAATAAATAAGCCTAAAAACCACTGCAAATGATTTTTAGGCTTTCATCAATTATGAACATACGAGGTTCACATGACTACAGAAAGTTTATCACACAAAAGCGGTATTTATAAAATAACAAATATTGTTAATCAAAAAATATATGTTGGAAGTTCTATAAATATTGCAAAAAGATTTAATACACATAAAAATTCTCTTATAAAAAATAATCATCATTCAAGAACATTACAGCGTTCATGGAACAAATATGGAAAAGATAATTTTGTTTTTAATGTTATTGAATTTGTAGAATTAAAAGAAAATCTTTTAATCCGTGAGCAATATTATTTAGATACATTAAACCCATTTGATAAAAATGGATTTAACAATGAAAGAATTGCTGGATCTCCGCTTGGATTCAAGCATAGTAAAGAAACAAAAAAGAAAATGCCAGAATCTGGTAAAGGTAAAATTTTTACTGATGAACATAGAAAGAAAATGTCAGAAAGCGCAAAAGGTAAAAAGAAAAGCGCAGAACATTTAAGAAAATTAGGGGAAGCTGGCAAAGGACGCATAAAAACTGATGAAACCAGAGCCAAACTATCGCTAGCATTAAAAGGAATGCCATCAAAAAGAAAAGGCAGGACTTTTGGAAAGCAAGACCAAGAATGGATTAACAAAAGAATGTTAAGTAAAAAAGAAACTCTTGAAAATAAAAAAATAGGCGTAACATGCAAACAGCTAATGATATTTTAAGAGATAAAACGATTGCTCATTCCATAATGCTGCAACGATATTACTCGTCAACAAGTAAAAAAGTGATGGATTTATTGCGTGAAACTGAAAAGGATTTGGTGCGCCAATTAAAAACGCTCGACCTTGATAACCAAATGACAATCCCACAGATTGACGCGCGTTTGGAATCAGTACGGGCAATTTTAAATGAGGGTTACACGTTAGCCGGCAAAGAGTTAATTAGTGATATGCACGATGCGGCAGAGTATGAGCAGGAATGGCAAATCAAAGCCGTAAATGAATCAACGCCTATTGTGCTGGATATGGTAGCGGTTGCGCCCGTAACATTATTTGCAGCGGTAGAATCAAAACCATTGCAAGGCAAACTAATTAAAGAATGGATTGATAAGTTAGACCAAGACAGTTACACGCGCATACAAGATGCGGTGCGTATGGGTTTAGTTGAAGGGCAGTCTTACGCTGACGTAGTTAAGCGCATAACAGGCACAAAGGCGTTGCAATATACTGATGGCGTGATGGCGTTAAACAAACGTCAAACGCAGGCATTGGTATCAACTGCAATGTCACATGCTACGAACACAGCAACAGATGAATTTTACAATGCTAATGATGATTTAATCAAAGGCTGGCAATTTTTGGCAACATTGGATTTTAAAACAACAACGCTTTGCAAATCGTATGATGGAAAAGAATTTAAATTAAATGAAGGCCCGCGCCCACCTATCCACGTCAGATGCAGATCGTCAACCGTACCTGTTTTAAAATCATGGAAAGAAATGGGATTAAAAGACCCACCACCAGGAACGCGATCATCACTTGATGGGCAAATTAGCGAAACCATAAATTATGATGAGTGGTTGCGTAAACAATCACATGCAAAACAAGATGAAGCATTAGGAAAAGGAAAAGCGGAAATATTTAGATCGGGCGTTAAACTCGATAGATTTGTTGAAAATGGCAAAGAGTTAACACTTGAGCAATTAAAAAAAATTGAAAAGTAAATGAGTATGCTGTATAAATGCGGCAAACACCTCGCCATGTGTGTTTTACTCTAGTGTCGTTGGTGTTACACCTTGCATTAGCGGCACACCCTAACTTTAAGGAAATATCATGTCAGTTTTTGATAATATTGGAAAATCACTTCAACACGCAGCAGAAAAAGCACTTGATGAAGCAACACAAGCGGCTGACGATATTTCACATGGTGATATTATTGGCGCAGCAGAACACGTTGAAAATATCCGTGAGATTCCACAAGATACTGCAATTGAAGTAATTAAAGACGTAATTTAATTTTATTAACCGATGGCAGAGCCGTCAACAACAACCCAGAGGGTTATATGTCAGAAGAACAAAGTATTGCAGAGCAAATTAAAGCCGCAGTAGAAGAAGCAACAAGCGGACTTGCAAAGAAAAATAGCGAACTTTTAGCAGAGCTGAAAGAGGCACGAAAAGGAAAACAAATTGATCCAGCGGAATTGGATAAACTACAAGAGAAAATTGACGGGTTAGAAAATCAGCTAACAGCGTCACAAAAAACAATCAAAGAACAACAAAAAGCGTTTGAGCAAACTAAAGCCGCGCTAGATTCAGAAAGCGGGTTCACGTCTAAATTACTTTTAGACAATGGATTGACCGATGCACTTGTTAAGGCTGGTGTAGCCGCTCCGTTTTTACCTGCGGTGAAAGCTATGTTATCATCACAGGCGAAAATCGCAATTGAAGGCGACACACGCAAAGCAGTAATCGGTGATAAAGATTTAAGCGCATTTGTAACAGAATGGGCGACCAGTGATGACGGCAAACATTATATTGCAGCACCACAGAATAATGGCGGTGGCGCAAGTGGTGGAAGTAATAGCACTGGACAACAAGTTGTAAACCGTTCGCAGTTTGACGCAATGTCACACCCAGAACGCGCTAGTTTTGCAAAGAATGGCGGCAAGGTTACAGATTAGTAGTTATGTGGTTGTTTATAAAAAACAGCCGCTAGATATATCTAACCATGATATAATAACTACTCCTAAACTTTGCTGGAGTGGTTATTATGATTGGTGGAATTTATAAAATTCAAAATGTTGTTAATGGTAAATGCTACATTGGCTCAGCAAAATCATTTAGAACAAGATTTAGAAAGCATAAAAACGTTTTAGTAAAAAACGCCCATCACTCAATAAAACTTCAACGCGCATGGAATAAACATGGCGAAGATGCTTTTATATTTCAACCAATCATTTTTTGTGAACCTAAAAACTTATTGTTTTACGAACAACAAGCTATTGACGCTTTTAATTCGTATTGCGATGGATATAATGCAACAATTAAAGCTAATAGCGCATTAGGTTTAAAACGTTCTGATAAAACTAAAGCAAAAATAAGCATTAGTAAAACTGGAATAAAATTGTCAACAGAGCATAAAAAAGCTATATCTGATGGAAACAAAGGAAAAAAACGCAGTGACGAAACAAAAGAAAAAATAAGGATAGTTAATACAGGTGTAAAAAAATCAAAATCTCATATTGAAAACATGAGAAAAGCAAATTTAGGAAAAAAACATAGCGATGAAACAAAAGCAAAAGTATCTGCTAGTTTAATTGGAAACAAAAGAGCATTAGGCAATGTGTTATCGACTGAAACAAGAGATAAAATGTCGGTGGCTCACAAAGGTAAAGCGCAATCACCAGAATGGGTTGAAAAGCGAATTGCAAAACGATTAGCGACATTAGCCGCTAAAAAACTTCAAATTAAAGAGGAATTATCATGAGTAATGTTTTATCAAATTTAGCCGGAGATATTTATAAAGCGGCTGACGTAGTTGGTCGTGAATTAGTTGGTTTTATCCCATCAGCCACCATTAACGGTGACGCAACAACTCGCGCTGCTAAAGGCGACACAATCCGCGCGGCATTTACCCGCACACCAAGCGTTAACACTTCGTTCGCGCCTTCAATGACAATCCCTGAAGGTACAGACCAAACCGTTGACAACAAAACAATGACGCTAGACTCTTATGCGTCTGTTCAAATCCCTTGGACTGGTGAAGATATTAAGCACGTTAATAACGGTGCTGGATATGAAACCATTTATGGCGATCAAATCGCACAAGCAATCCGTGCATTGTGCAACAAAATCGAGCAAGACTTATTTGCAGCAGCTTACAAAGGCGCGTCACGCGCTGTTGGTACTGCTGGAACAACACCATTTGCGTCAAACTTCGACACCATTGCGCAAGTGCGTCAAATCTTAGTGGATAACGGTTGCCCAACTGATAACCAAATTTCATTGGTTATGAACACAGCGGCTGGCGTTAAATTGCGCAACCTTGCGGCACTTCAACAAGTTAACACTTCAGGTAATGAAGCATTACTTCGCCAAGGCACTTTGCTTGATTTGCAAGGTATCATGATTAAAGAATCGGCTGGTATTACTACGCACACAAAAGGCGGTGGTACTTCTTACGTTACTTCAGGTTCAACTGCTGTTGGTGTAACTGATATTGCTCTTGTAACAGGTAGCGGAACAGTATTGGCTGGTGACGTTGTTACCTTTGCAGCAGATACTGCTAACAAATATGTTGTTGGTACTGGTGTTACTGCTGCTGGCACTATTTCATTAAACGCTCCGGGTGCGCAAAAAGTCATTGCTACAGCAAACGCTTTAACAATTGGCGATTCTTACACACCAAGCGTTGCGTTCCATAAATCAGCGGTTGAGTTAGGTATGCGCCCACCTGCAATGCCTAATGGTGGTGACAGTGCTGTTGACGTTATGACAGTGCAAGACCCTAATAGCGGCTTAGTGTTTGAAATTGCAGTTTATAAAGGTTATATGAAAACCATGCTTGAAGTGCGTTGTTTGTACGGCACGAAAGTTTGGAAACCAAATCACGTTGCAACGTTGTTAGGTTAATTTTTTTTAGGGGTTCGCGTTCGTTCCTGTTCGCGTTCCCCGCCTTTATAAAAGGATTAAACTATGGCTTTAATCGTTGAAGATGGCACTGGACTAGCAAACGCTGAAAGCTATGTGTCTGTTGCAGATGCAACCACTTACCATGCAAATTATGGCAACACTGCATGGGCGGCAATTACCAGCGACACAACTAAAGAGCAACTACTCCGCAAAGCCACAGACTATATGGTGGCACAGTATCGTTTGCAATATGCGGGTTATCGCAGATATTCAACTCAGTCACTTGACTGGCCTCGCTTATACGTTCCATTGATTGATTCATTATCGGCAAATGTATTTCCGCAATATGTTGATTTTGACATTGTGCCTGTTACAGTTAAAAACGCTTGCGCTGAATTAGCATTAAAAGCCTATACAGCAATATTAATGCAAGATTTAACACAAGGCGTTATTCGTGAAAAAGTAGACGTTATTGAAGTTGAGTATGATAAATTTTCACCACAACAAACACGCTACGAACAAATTGACGCAATGCTTTCTGTTTTTTTTAAGCAACAAGGCAATGATATGTCGAGATCACTGGTGAGAACATGACACTCGACACACGCGCCCGTGCTACAGCAGATAAATTGCTAGATAAATTTGGTAAATCAATCACGCTAACGTCAATTGTTGAGGGAAGTTATGATCCTGCAACGGGTGATATGGGTGCAGGTACAACAACAAGCACCACGCACACGGCAATTATCAAAGATTATAACGGCATTGATTTCATTAGTGGTGTTGTGCAAGCAGGTGATAGAAAAGTAATGATTGCAGCGTTAGGCACAACAACGCCACAACCAGCAGACAAAGTAACGATTAACAGTGAAGTTTATCAAGTGATCGCGGTTCGCTATGTTTGGTCGGGTGAATTGCCCGCGCTTTATGAATTGCAGGTGAGAAAATGACAGGCTCAATGTCGCAAATTGTTGCTCGTGCAAATGGCCATGTTGATGACAGAATTAGATCGGCAACTATTGGTATTTTTAAAGGCATTAGAAAAGATACGCCAGTTGATACAGGAAACGCGCGTAATAATTGGCAATGCACAATTGGTGCGCCTTTTGTGGGTGAAGATGCAAGTGGTTCAGATGAGCAAATATTACGAACTATTCCACGCAGAGCTGGAAGTGTTGTGTACTTAACAAACAACGTGCGGTATATAGAAAAATTAGAATATACTCCTGGCTATAGTACAAAAGCACCTAACGGCATGGTAAGAATAAACGTTGCACGATTTGAGGGATTATTAAATGGCACTGGTTGAAATTCGAACAGCGTTAGAAACTAAATTAAACGCGCTTACGCCTACACTTGCAACAGCATGGGAAAGTGTACCGTTTACACCCGTAGTTGGCACAGCCTATCAGCAAGTTAATTTAATGATTGCAGATACACTTAACCCAACACTGGGCGGCACACATTATCGCATCAAAGGATTTATGCAGGTGCTTTTGTGCTATCCACCTAACGCAGGCGCAAAAACAGCCGCAACACGCGCTGATTTACTCGTTAATCATTTTAAACGCGGCACGAGTTTAACAAGTGGCGGCATAACTGTTATTATTGACAAGACACCATCAATTGCACCGGCATTGATTGACGGGGTGCTTTATAAAATTCCGGTATCAATTTATTTTTCAGCAGATATTTACTCATAAGAGGTTACAAAATGACAATTGCACAAGGCGTTAAAAAAGTCGTATCGTACAAAAAACAATCTGGTTTAGGCGTTCCAGCTTCAGGCAGTGGTGGTCAAGAATTAAGACGTGTGACTAGCACAATCAATTTAACAAAAGATACTTATCAATCAAACGAAATTCGCTCAGATCAACAAATTGCTGATTTCAGACACGGCTCAAAACAAGTGACTGGCACATTAAGCGGTGAATTATCGCCCGGCACATATAAAGATTTTTTACAGTCTGTATTGCGCAAAGATTTTGTAGCTATTTCTTCATTGACAGCAGCGGCTGTGACTATTGTTGCATCAACTGGTGTCATCACTTTTCAAACTGGCAACCCATTAACGGGCGGCTTTAAGATCGGTAACGTTGTCAGGATTACAGCCGGAACAGTCAATGCTGCAAACTTAAATAAAAACTTGTTAATCACTGGTGTTACAGCAACCACATTAACAGTTAAGACTTTAAACGGTAGCGCGTTAGCTGATAATGCAACTTCGGTCACTGGCGTAACGTTTGCGGCTACAGGCAAAACCACTTATGTTCCTGAGACGGCACAGACTAATGATTATTACACCATCGAACATTATTTTGCTGATGTAGCTCAGTCAGAAGTTTACACCGACAACATACCAACTAACGCACAGGTTAAAATCCCTGCAAACGGGATGGCTACCATTGACTTTCCCTTAGTTGGTTTAAATGTAACCACTGGCACATCACAGGTATTAACAGCCCCGACAGCTATCACCACAGGCGGCGTAACTGCTGGCGTAAATGGTTTGCTATTGGTTGCCGGAACTCCAGTGGCAATCGTTACGTCAATTGACTTTGATATTAATGGCAGCATTGCTGTAGCTGATGCGGTTGTGGGCTCTACAGCTCGCCCAGATGTATTTCAAGGAACAGTAATGGCTAGCGGTACATTCAGCGCTTACTTTACCGATGCAACGTTCAGAGATTATTTCATCAACGAAACAGAGGTTTCTATTGTCGTAGCCTTAACCACTGACAATACCGCAACGGCTGACTTCGTGGTCTTTACAATGTCAAGAGTCAAATTAGGCGGTGCGGACGTGTCAGACGGGCAAAACGGCTTAACCAGAACCTTTCCATTCACAGCTCTTAAAAACACCTCAGGCGGTGCGGCTTTGGCTAATTTAGCTACTACTGTAATGGTACAAGACTCACTAGCTTAAAAACAGTGATACAATCACCTCGTTATCTAATTTTTAGATAGCGGGGTATTTTTTTATAAATTAACAGGAACACACGAACATGACAAAACCAACAGGATTTTCACTATCAGATTTAGACTTAACTAGCGCAAGTGAAAAGGCGTTTGAATTTGAGTACTTACGTACTGACGGCAGCGACACAGGCGTTTTTATCACAGTGCTAGGCTCACAAGCTCCAAAAGTTCAAGAGTGGGTAAGAAAGAGCTTAAATCGTAGACGCTCACAGGAAGCAATGGCGGCTAAGCGCGGAAAAGACATTGATCGAACAGTGGAAGATGACGAGCAGTTTGGTGTTGATGCAGCAGCAATTAGAATCGTTGCATGGCGTGGTATCACTGAGCCTTACTCACACGAAAGCGCGTTAATCCTGATGGCTAACAACTCAGAAATCAGAGATCAAGTATTTGAGGCATCAAACAACTTGGGAAACTACACCAAGGCTTAATTGATGAGCTAGTTTCGTTTGCAAAACGTGAGTTTGAACTAAGCGCAACAAACGAGAACGGTTCAAGCTTACGCGACGAAGTAAAGCTGATTGTTTCGGCAGGACACGATATCCCACAGGAATATCAGAGCCTGCCACTACCAACATCATATAGTTATTGCTGGCAATGGTTTAGCGAGTTAAGCAGAACCAGAACCACCAACGGCTACGGTCAAGACGCTATAAGATATAGTGAGATAGATGCTTGGGGCAGATTAACAAATACCAAGCTGGATTATTTAGAAGTAAGTGCAATCATGCAGATCGATAGCGCTTATTTAGTCAATCAATCAGAACAAATCGCAAAGCGGAGCAAAAAATAATGGCTACAGACTCATATTCTATTCACGTCTCGGTTGATTCAACGGATGCAGTATCGGCTACCCGTAACTTAAGAGGCATGGAGCAAGCAACGGGAGGAGCGGAGGCGGCTTTAAAAGGGTTGGCTCGCGCGGCTGTTGGATTGGTAGCATTAGATAAGCTTGCGGCACTTGGAAAAGATATTCTCGACGTTAATAGATCAATGGAAATGCTTAGAGCGCAGTTATTATCCGTTACAGGTTCGGCTGTCGGAGCGCAAAAAGCATTTCAATTTATTAATGATTTTGCAAAAAATACACCATTTGAAATAGACGGACTAACAAAAAGCTTCTTATTGCTTAAAAATATGGGCATTAATCCAACGACTCAAGTTATGTCCGCTCTAACGAATCAAGCATCAAAGCTAGGCGCGTCACAAGAAACGCTTACCAGCATCACCATGCAACTTGGGCAAGCTTACTCAAAAGGCAAGTTGCAACAAGAGGACATGGTTGTATTAGCAGAGCGTGGCGTACCAATCTACAAATTATTGGCTGATGTAACGGGAAAAAACACATCACAACTAGCTGATATGTCGGCTAAAGGTTTAATAACTCGCGATGTGATAGATAAGTTAATTATTAAAATGGGTGAAATGGCGGCCGGTAGCAATGCGGTAGCTATGGACACACTTAACGGTAAAATCAGCGGCTTGTCTGATGCTTGGCATACGTTCGAAGATGCTCTTTTAAATGATAAGAGTGAAGGATTTATTAAATCTATTGTCACATCAATAACCGAAACTCTAAACATGCTCACAAGAAATATGGGCAATACTTTAGACGATCAAATAGCACACGCAGAGGCTAGGGTTAAAACTTTTAAAGGCTTGGGCGTAGTTGGTTCGGTAGTTGGTGACTTTGCTGGTTATGATGTTAATGTGGAATTAAACAAAATTGACGCATTAAAGAAACAAAAAGAAAAGCTTGCGGTAACAGAAAAAGAAATCCCTGTTGCAAAAGAAATTGTAACAATTACAAAAAGCCAAACAGATTTAAACAAAGAAGCGGCAAAAGTTAAAAAAGACTTAGCAGAAGCAGAGGCTAATTTTAAGGCTCAACAAGACGCAACAATAGCCTCATCAGAAATCGCTGGAAAAATACTATCCGGTCAATCAGCAACGCAACTGCTCGCACTAACGGCAGAGCGAAAAGCGATAGAAGATAAAGCCAAAGTAAGCATGGCATCAGCTACAGAGCAAGCCACTAAGAACGCAATCACTCAGCAAACACAAGACGCGCTTTTTGCATCACTAGACAAAACAAGAGCAATCGAAGCGGCTATTATTGCTCAATCGGCGGCAACCATTGACGTTAAGATCGCAGCAGCACAGGCAGAGCTAGACACCGCTGGTAAGTACAATCTGACATTAGCCGAACAGCTTAGACTTAAATCAGAGCTTGCAGGGCTACAAGCAGAGAAAGGCTTGATTCCTGAGCAAATGGCACAGCTTGACATAAGAACGCAAGGCGGCAAGGATGAAATAGTAAGCAACGCAGCAGCGGAAAGAATTAAAGCTATTAGCGAAGCTCAGACTGCGGCTAATGAAAGAGCAACGGCAGAAATACTAATACTTACGGCTAATTTAGACGCAGCAAGGGAAGCGGCTGCGGGTCTGGCTGATGCTTTTGGTGCAGTGGGTGGCTCAATCGGTGATATTGGTATTGCTTTCGCATCATACGAAAAATCACAGGCAGCAATCACAGACGGACTAGAGCAGCAGTTATTTTCTATCGAGAAGATGAATGACGGCAAGGGTGACCAAGCCAAAAAAGATAAAGCCATATCAGACGCATCATCTAAGCAAGACAAGCTACAGGTCAAGTCTTATGGCGACATGACAAAAGCGGCTCAAGGTTTTTTTGAAAAAGGGTCGACAGGATATAAGGCGTTAGGCGTAGCGACTAAAGTATTTAGAGCGTTTGAAATGGCCCAGTCTGCTATGTCAATGGTTAAGATGATAACTGATAATGCTGCGAAGGTTGGCGCGTACATTACAGGAATATTTACATCAACAGCAGCTAATACAGCATCCGTATTGCCCAACGCAGCGGCAGACGGAGCAAAGGCAACCGCATCAGGAACGGCAGCAGTAGCGGCAGCCTCAGCAGCGCCATTTCCTATTGGTTTTGCTACAGGCGCGGCAATGTTAGCCTTTATGTTGGCGATTGGGGTTGCAATGGCTGGCAGCGGAAGCAGCTCAAGCGCACCAACAATGAGCGGAGCAGATTATCAAAAACAACAAGAAGATGCTTACTCAGCATCACTAGGCGGTACTGTGCTTGGCAGTAATGATTCTTCTAATTCAATCCTTGATGCTCTTGATATAATTTCAGAAAACTCAACCGCTGACTTAGATTACAGCCGAGGCATGGCGAATAATTTAGAGTCGATAGCATCATCACTAGGTGTGGCAAACGCTGAAATATCAAAGCGGTTTAACTTCTCAACCTCAAGCGCAGGATTGGGTACAAGCGGTTCTAGCAATATATTCTCATCTTCAAAAACTAGCAGAGATTTTGCGGGGTCAGGCATTCAATTTGTATCTCAAACATTAGGTGAGATCATTAATGAAGGCGTTTTAAAAGCCAAGCAATACACTGATATTTTAGTCACCAAAACTAGCTCAAGCTTTTTTGGCTTATTCAGTAGTACAAGCCAATCAGTTCAAACAATATTTAGTGAGCTTGATAAATCAATATCGTCCGCTATCGCAAGAACATTAATTGACACCAAACAAAGCATTATATCAGCATCAGAATTGGCAGGAGCAGGGTCAGAAAGCATAAAATTAAAACTTTCAGACTTTCTTGTCGATCTTGGCAAAATGCCGTTAAGCACAGACGCAACAAAAAACAATGAAGTACTAACAGCGGCAATGTCAAAAGCAGCCGATCAAATGGCGCTGCTTAACCCTATGTTCATTGATTTTCAAAAAACAGGTGAGGGCTATTATCAAACATTAATGCGCGTAACCGTTCTTATATCAACAGCACAATCTAAGCTCAAAACTTTAGGTATAGAGGCAATAAATTATTCTGACATACTTGTAAAATCGGGCGATGTTGAAAAGCAAATGATTATACAGTCAATTATTGCATCATCTAAAATGGAAGATTTAAACGCCATTATGGGCATGTTGCCCGGCACTGCTGATGATGCAATAGCGGCATTTAAAGATTTAGTGGCTATCAAGCAAGGTTTAAAAGATGTTGGCGCGGCTAGTGTTTTATTGGATGGTAATTTAATCGTAACTGCTGGAGGCATATCAGCGCTAAAAGATTCATTAGCCTCTTATTTTGACAATTATTTTACAGATCAAGAAAAGCTTATAAGCAAGTCAGAAACTTTAAGTAATAGCTTTGCAAAACTTGGGCTATTAATGCCGATAGTCAACGCCACTTTTGATTCCACAACTGGCGTGGTTACTGATGCAAAAGCTAATTACAAAACATTGCTAGACGTATTAAAAAATGACACTACAGCACGAGGCAGGGAAATATATGTATTAGCCTTGGCTATGTCTCAAGACTTTGCAGACGCGGCGGATTTAAACGCACAATTAGTTAAAGAAAAACTAACCGAACAAAATAAAATCATAGATGCATCATATAACCGTCAAATTGCTATTTATAAGGCTTTAGGTGATACAGAAGCTGGTCTAGGCTTAGAACGAGAAAAAGCAATGCTTAGCATGGACAAAGAAACAAAAGCATACACTGTTACCTTAAATAAATTAACCGATGCTAATGTTGCGCTAGAAGGAACTCAAAAGACGCTAGAAACAGCTTATAAAGGCTTAACAGCCATGCGCGATAAATTTGTTACGCTTGGAAAAGGATTATTAACATATTATAACGAATTAACAGGCGCTAAAAATCCAACAGCATCACCTGAACAAATTTATAATTCAAGCAAAAAGGCTTTTACTGACGCGTCAATATTAGCGGCTCAAGGCAATGAGGTGGCGCTGGCAAGCTTGCCCGCACTTGGCAAAGAATTTTTAGACTCATCAAAACAATACAACGCAACAGGCGAGGCATACCAAGCAGATTACAAAGCAGTATTAAAAAGCCTAGAAGATTCAATGGTGGCGGTAAAAACGCAAGAAGATTTAATGCAATTGCAATTAGATCAAGCAAAAGCGGCAAATGATAAATTATCAGCGTTAGATGCTAGCGTTAATACCGTAACATCATCTATTTTAATTTTAAGTGATGCTTTAGCATCTTTTGTTACCGCTCAAGAAATCAAAGCGGCATCAGAAAAACTGGCAAGACTACAAGCAACAACGGCAGCAACAACGGCAGAGGTGGCAACCGGGACAATCTCTGCATTAACATCAACTGGCGACACTGGCGCAGCTATTGACGCAGCAAACAACCTTGCAAGCACAAACGCAAGCAACGAAGCGGCAAGGATAGCAGCGGAACAAACAGCGGCAGAAGCATCAAAAACAAAAGCTGCACAAGAAAGAGCGGCTTTGTTAGCTGGCTATAGATCAAGCGTCCCGACAACAATAGCACCTGGCGGGACTAGCAACCCTTATTGGGAGTCTGTCATTGGTCAGTTTAGCGCGGAGCATAAGGCACGGTTTGGCGTATCAATGAATAGAGGGTGGGGCACAGACGCGGACGCAGCTAGACAATACGAGGCGCTAAAGCAGCAGTATCTAGCAAGCATACCAGCCTACGCAATGGGTGGTATAGCGAACGGCCTATCTTTAGTCGGTGAACAAGGCGCGGAGCTTGTTAATTTTGGTTCGCCTGCTAATGTTACTAATCATTCTAAAACCGTTGGCCTGTTTGACAATATATCTCAATCAATTAAAGATTCTAGCGAGATCCAAACCACACTATTAAAAGAGCAAGTGATAGAGCTGCAAGCATTAGTAAATCTACAATCATCGGCCAATGTGGCAATGATTAACGAACTGAAGGGCATGAAAGCCGAAATATCAGAGCTAACTAGAAAAGCTAAATTAGAGGCTTCATCATGATTTATTTAGTCGAAGTAACGGCGGCTATAGACGCGACTGGAGCAACTGAGGTTCTTAGGTTCTCGTCACAAAACTTTACTACTGAGCCAAGCGACACGCCACCTAGTGTTTATTATGATGCTAGGGTAGTAAATCCAGCATCTATCAGCCGTAACATGTTTAGCAATGGCACAACAAGCGGAGCTAGTCGAGTTGGTTATGGCACTGTGGAATTATCTAATGTTGATGGGGCGCTGGATTATTTACTACCCTATTCTTTTGACGGCCGAAGTTTAGTTATCAAGATCGGGGTGCAAGGCGCTGCGTTTTCAACGTTCGCCACCGTTTTAAATGGCACGATGGAGCAGATAGAATTTACGTTTGCCAAGGCGACTATTCTTGTTCGCGATAAATTAGCGATACTCGACAAGCCATTACAAACAACGCTTTATGCGGGTAATAACTCGTTACCCGCTGGGGTGGAGGGGGTTGCTGACATAGCTAAAAAACCTAAGCCTTTGTTATTTGGCCAAGTGTTTAACATTCAGCCAATAATGGTAAATAGCTCAAAACTTATTTATCAGATTAATGACGGTGCAATAGCGTCAATTAATGGCGTTTATGATCGCGGTGTTCCACTGATTTTTCAAGGGGACGAGCCAACCATTGCAGCCATGGAAGCGAACGATCCGTCTGCTGGGAAATATACAACCTGTCTAGCATCAGGGTATATCAGAATTAAAACCGTCCCATCTGGTTTGCTAACGTGTGACGCTACACAAGGCGCGGCAGCAGGGGATCGCACAGTGGCGCAGATATTAAAAGCCATTGCTTTAAAAGGCGGGGTATCGGCTGGTGATATTGTGGCGGGTGACGTAACGGCGTTAGATACGCTTAACTCGTCGGTTGTGGGCGTGTGGCTTGAGGGCTTAGAATCATCTATTAATATAATGGACATGATATCTATATCCATAGGAGCTTATTATGGCTTTGATGCTACTGGACTCTTTAGAATTGGGCGCTTTGATGCTCCATCGGGCGCGGCAAATATTGAGATAAGCTCTAGTAATATTATAAGCATTGAGCATAACCGCACAAGTGACACAGACAAGGGCATACCAGCTTATAGGGTCAATGTTAGCTATCAAAAAAACTACACAGTTCAAGATTTTGATTTAGCAGGCGCAACGCTTGACGCTAGACGAAATGTATTAGCTCAATCATCATTAACGGTTTCTTCGGAAGATTTAGCTATCAAAACACAATACAGCCTTGCAGCAACTCTTGTGCGTGATAGCTTGTTAGTCACTCAAGCAAACGCGCAAACAGAAGCGGCGAGGGTTCTGGCTCTTTATAAAGCCAATAGATCATTATTTACTGTTAGAATTGCTCTTGACTTAACCGAAACATTACCAGACCTTGTTAATGTTGCAAACTTAACATTGAATCGGTTTGGTTTAAATAGTGGTAAACTATTCAAAATCATAGGTATTGAAGCGGATTATTCAACAAACCGCGCAACCTTAACGCTTTGGGGCTAGCATGAGCAATACCATCATTGGTTATCAAAATAGAATTGATGTGGCCACATTCGCGGCTTATGGTTCGTGGTCGGCAACATTGCCATTAACTAATATTCAAAATAGACGGCTAGGCAAAAAAGCAAGATCAACTAATGCGGTTAACACATCAACTAAGCTCAGGTTTTCATTAGATCAATCTCGCATTATAGGCTCTGTTGCTATTGTTAGCCATAATTTAACCAGTTTAGCCACTTGGAGGTATAGAGCTTACTCAGACAGCGGGTACACTGGCTTGGCTTATGATAGCGGCATTATTGACGCATGGCCTCTAATGCCGTTTGGAACTTATGAGTGGGAAGACTCAAGGTTCTGGGATTTGCAATTATCGGTCGAAGAAATTGCGCTATTTACAAAGTCAATTGTTTACGTTCCATCCGTTGTTGCTGATGCTCGTTATTATGAGATTGAGTTTTTTGATAGCACTAACGCGGCGGGATATGTAGAGCTAGGCAGAATATTTGTAGGCGCTGTTTATCAGCCAACACTAAACATGATTTTAGGCGCGTCAATCGGTGATGAAACCAGCACCGTTGTTGATACATCAATAAGTGGCGCGGAGTATTTTGACAGACGCACATCAAGCAGAGTTGCTAGGTTTACGCTTGATCATTTAGACTACAATGAATCAATCATAAACGGCGATATCATAAAGATCAGCGGCACAGACGCGGAGGTGCTTTATATTTATGATGATAGTTCTGCTTTAAATTTAAATAGACGCGCTTTTTTGGGTAGATTGCAAACATTATCCCCAATCCAACAACCTTATAACACGCGGTATCAAACCAGCTATGAAATCAAGGAATTATTATGAGTTCAGTTACATTTAGCACATCCGTAGGCGGTGACGGGTCAACAGTCACAGACGACAATAACGCAATGACAGGGCTAAAAGAGGGGGGTTGGAAAACGCGTTTTGTTCCCGCTCTTACGCAAGAGATCGCGGTGGCTAGCTTTGTTGTTAATGCAGCTTTAACCGTTCTAGGCGGTGCAACAACAAATTCAACAAGCTTGACATCGTTAGCAATTGCCACAGGATCAAAATCATTAACGCTGGCAGAATCTGGCAAAGCTTATACGATTGGTCAATACGTAATCATAGCGTCAACAGCAACGCCAGCTAATAACATGATCGGACAGGTAACGGCGTTTTCTGGAACGTCATTAGTTGTTAATGTAACGGCAATAAATGGAAGTGGAACGGTAGCAAGCTGGTCGGTTTCCGTAACCGGAGCGCCTTCTTCATCAGTCCCCGTAAGTGCTACCATTAACGGCAGGCTTACTTTAACCACCGCCACGCCAGTAACAACAACGGACGTTTTAGCAGCAACGACCGTATATTTCACGCCATACAACGGTAACCAGATTGCTACTTATAGCGGGTCGGCATGGTCAATAAATACTTTTACAGAAAAATCTGTTGCTGTCCCTGCGACAACGTCAACGCCTTTTGATGTTTTTATTGTTGATGCAACGCTGGCGCTAGAAACGGTAAACTGGACAAACGACACCACCCGAGCTACCGCGCTAGTATTGCAAGACGGGATTCACGTAAAGTCTGGCGCAACTACTAGGCGCTACTTAGGCACGGGAAGAACAACAACAGCCTCAGGCCAGTGTGAAGATTCATTAAAAAAGCGATATTTATGGAACGTATCAAATAGACTTATAAGAAATATGTTAGTTAATGATTTGACTGGTGCGTGGACATATACTACAAACACAATGAGACAGGCTAACGGATCAACAGCTAATCAACTTGATTTTGTAATTGGGGTGAGCGAAGTGCCTGTTTTGGCTGATTTGCAATGCGCCGTACGAAATACAGGAGGCGTTGCAGATTTTGCGGTGGCTATTGGCCTTGATGTGACAAATAGCACATCTTCAAACATTACAAGCATTCTTTATGGCAGCGGCACTGGAATTAGTTATTTAAAAGCGGTTTATACTGGATTCCCTAGTGCAGGTCGTCATTTTTTGGCTTGGCTAGAAGTTTCAGAAGCATCTGCTACAACCACTTGGTATGGTGCAACGAGAGGGCTTGGGGTGAGTCTTGGCGGAACCTCAAATATTAACTTAAACAGCGGCATAACTGGCACAATTTACGGGTAAGGGGAAACTGATGATTGAAAATATTGAAAAACTTGACGCAGAAATTAAACTTGTGTGCCGAATTGATGGTGTTAATTCAAACGGCAAAATATCCTTTAAGAATGGGGCGACAACAGCAGAAAGAGACGCGGCAGCCTATGTTGTGGCAAACTTTGTCGACGTTAAGCCGCCAACACCTCCACCAAGCAAAGAGGATTTAATGGCGCAATTACAAGCTTTAACCGATCAAATAAACGCATTGCCATGAAACTAGGCATAAACTGGTCACAAGCCTCAACACAACGCGGGTTAATCTGGGTAGCTACAGCTCTTGTAGGGGCTGTTTTACTTTATCAGGGCAAACCTATAGATCAACTTTTATTGCTTGCCGCTGCTGTCAGTGGCGGACTAGGATTAATGGTGCATGACTGATGCCTTATTATTTTGCTATTATAGCCATGCTAGCTTTCGCTGCGGGCGGGGGTGTTACTTATCAAATGAGTAAAGCTGAGATTCAGCACATGGCAGATGGTATAGCAGCGCAAAACAAAGAAGCAGAGCTTCAGTATGCTAACTTAGCAGAACAAGCTAATAAAGACAAAGCAGCGACTCTTAACGCTAACAAACAACTAGAGGACGCCAATGTATCAACTATCAATGCTATTAATAGTCAGCGTGACGCTTTTCGCTCTAAGCGCTTGTACGACACCCATAGGGCGCGTAGTAGTTGCACCTCAACAAAAACTACTAATACCGGAGAGCTTATTGATGCCGCCTCAGAGGATCGGGGGATTTCAGCAGAACTTACAGAATTTCTCAAGTCAGAAGCCTACAGAGCCGATGAAATAAGTGCTTATGCTATACTGTGCAGTCATTTTATAAGGGGGATAGATTATGGCAGATGACTTAAACTGTAGAGTTGCAAAAGTTGAGCAACGGCTAGACGGGTTATGCAGAGAGCTTAACGAAGATCGGGACGAAGTTAGACGAAAGTCAGATAAGATTTTTATGACGCTTGATGAACTAAAAAAAGAATCAGCAAAAAATAAAGGTTTTTTCGGCGGAATAGTTTTTGCCGTCGGCGCTATTTTTACAGTAATTGCATACGTGCTTAACAAGCCATGATAAACAGTAGGGATATAAGCGCGCTTAATCCTAATGTTGCAAGGCTTTGTCAGCTATTTATTGCTAAGTGCAAAGAGCAAAACATTGATGTAATTATTACTTCAACTTATAGAGATTCTGAATCACAAAACGCACTGTATGCGCAAGGGCGCACTAAGTCAGGTGCTAAAGTGACAAACGCAAAAGGCGGTCAATCGTTTCATAACTTTAGACTAGCTTTTGACTTTTGCCCTATTGTTGACGGGAAAGCCCAATGGACTGATCTAAAAACTTTTAATAAGTGTGGTGAGATTGCCGAAAGCTTAGGCTTGGAGTGGGCTGGTCGCTGGCTGAGGTTTAAAGAGCTTGCCCACTGTCAGTACACAGAGGGCAAAACATTGGAGCAGCTAAGGTCTAATTAATAATTCAATTTCACGGTCAAGGTAAGCGCGGGCTTTTTGCAGATCCTCCAAGCGCTTACCTTTGTGATCCGCGCGGCTTATATATTTTACTACATTACCAAGATTGTAATTAAGTTTCCATGCCTCAATAACATCCCATGTTTCTATTCCGCCGTGTATATAATGCTCTGGTTTGTTTATTATGTCTTTTGGCCCCCATGCTTTAGCCATGCGTATCTCGTCTATTTCGCTCATATTATAATCCTGTTGCTGCTTTGGGTAATTGTAAAGGTTAATCGGTTGAAACGTAAAGTCAGGCCAGTTCACTTGCTGCACAACATTCAATCGAACACCACCTCCGCTGGTCTGGAACAAGTTGATCGCACTCCCAGCAAACACCGGAACTGTTCTGAAACGGATTAACGTCCTTTCTTTTCATTTTTATTTGTTTGTCTAAAATCATTTGTGCTTGGTCGTTAGCCACGTCTGCCTCATCTGCCATTTATCTTAATCCTTTCATGATGTAAAAAGTGTGCTTGCCAATAAATCTTGTTATTTTACAAGCATATTTTGGCCTTCTGCTCCGCTCCCAGCTATCAGCGCGACCAACTATAGACGCGCCACCATCTAATATTGATTGAGCCAGTGCAGTATAATGCTGGGCTATATTAGACGGTGGCCTCTTGCGCGTCACGCCACGAATTAAGCATATTGGTCTCTTAGTAGCCTTAGAGCGGTTAATGCTTGCCTGTGCCACTGCAATCAACCCCTCTAAGCTTTCGCCGCTTGCTTCTGAGTGCATGATAGCGGCTAAACACTCTGATTCACTACTTAGCGCTAAAGCTGGAAACAGTATCAACACCAAGCCCAAAATTTTCATCTGTTGCGCCAGTAGCTTTCGTTATTTATACTCACAGCAACATCATCCGCTTCAAAAACCACCGGCATCAGTCCCCTTAAGAACTTACCAACACCTCTTTTGTCATCTCGAAATAAAAAATGATTCGGCAAGGCTTGGCTGGCTATATGCTCCGCTGCTTCCATATCAACGGCTTCAATATCAATTTTAAAAGTAATAACGCCAGTATATTTAATCATTTTTATACCTTTCGTTCAAAATAGCAATAATCTTAATCGCATATCGTAAATTGTGCACCATGAGGCTGCCAGGTAAATTTATGCAAATTGCTGGTTCTATCAAAACCTTCGAAATTACCGCGACTATTGACTTCCCAGCGATATTCATTCGCATTAAATCTATGAGTATCTTCCTCAAATAGAGCGAATTCAAGTTTATTAGCATTTCTTACCAATATAGCTGTACGCAAGAAATCAAATTTTTCTAAAGCAATATTGACACGTCCATTCCAAATACCAATAACAGCATTGCCGGTTTCTTGTATGTCATTATGAGGATTTTCTATACCATAGGAATAATCAGGTGAGCTTCTTCCTGAGATAACCCTTAAAGAGGTGCACTCATGAGGCTTATCATGCTTTACACTTTTAACTGACCATGCTTGACCATCAATAACAACATCTGCCAACCCCACGGGACTTGAAAGATGACCACCATCAATGGCTTTTGCAAATATATCTCCCCAATCTTCACCACTTATATCTGCTTTACCTATAGCAAAATTATATATAAGCCAACGACTGATCTCGTAAATCACCGCTTCCGGAAAGCCCCCTAACGGATATAGTTCGGATTTTTTCCTGTGTTTGGTGTCGCGCAACTTGGGCGGAAGCATTCAAAACCTCTTTTATAACTGCTTGGATCATAGGCACAGGCACGGCATTCCCTGCTTGCTTTCTTGTTTGTGAATCTGTACAGACAATTTTAAACTTTTCTGAAAAACCTTGAAGCCTTAACATTTCCCTTGGAGTTAACCGTCTTTCTCCATTAACTAAAAGATAGTTATACGAGGCTCCAGCCCTTAAGGCGCAAGAAAAAGGATAGCTTGAAATATGACCGCTCTTATTTTCATGCCAAATAGACGGATTGTGATTACTAATATGTTTAGCCAGTCGCTTTTCAACTATACGCTCGCTTGCATAATGTTTTTCATCAATGTCTTTCTCAAGAATTTCTGAAAGTGGCTTATATTTTTTAATCTTCTCAGGCCAATTGAAAGCTATTTCATGATTTAAAAAACCAACAATAATTGTGCGCTCTCTTTTTTGAGGTAAACCATAATCAAGAGCGTTTAAAACTTTCCAGTCAGTTTTATAACCCAACCCATTTAACGTATTGATTATTTTGGTAATAGTTCTTTTATCGTCATGTGTGGCTAATTGCTTTACATTTTCAAGAACAATCATTTGAGGTTTTTTAACTTCAAGTATTCGAACTATCTCAAAAAACAATGTGCCTCTAATGTCATCAAAACCTTGCCTACTTCCAATAATACTAAACGGCTGACATGGAAATCCAGCGCATAACAAATCGTGTTCAGGAATTTTCTCTATATCAATTTGAGTAATATCACCGTGTGGCTTGATACCATAGTTTGCTTCATAAGCTTCTTTGGCAGCGCCATCTATTTCGCAGGCAAAAAGGCACTTACCGCCATTTGAAACAGCAGCTTGGTGAAACCCGCCAATTCCAGCAAATAAGTCTATAAAGCTAAACTTCTTCATTATCAATGTGTTATGAGATTTTATTGGTTATTTTTATTGGGGATTGTCTCATAAATGGTAATGCATTGAAAGACTAGCAATAATCTAAATAATAAAACGAAAACACAATGATAAAAAAGGCAATGTTCACGCTCTTTTGATGTTAGCTTTGGGTCGTTATATATGTCTAATAAGTCATTTATTTGTTTGCTCATTCCGCCTCTTTAATTTCAGTATTTTTAGATATGTATACGATCGCATTGCCTAAATAACACGCGCAATATGCGCCGTCTGTGCGATCATATGTAAATATTGTGCCAGAACCATCGTTATTAATGGTAAATCGTTTGTAACCCTCATTAGTATGGGCAAATCTTTTGTCATTGCTTAGTTCATAAAGTTTCATGGTATTTCACACCCCCTTGGGATTGCTTTGTTTATTCTGATATTAACTATAGATACAAACTTTTCCAGCCTTTCTAAAAAATAAACTCGATTGGCATTAGAAGCTTCTTTTAAATCTTTTAAAAGTAATTCGTAGGCTAATTTCTCGGAGTCATTCATTTATTTCTACCCCATAGTGCTTTTCTGCAAGCTCAACACCAGCCCAGAAGCTTGGCTGATCGGTCGCGTCTTTGTCAGCCCTAAAACCTTGTGACTGGGCGGGGGTGCGGCAAACTAAAGCCTGTGACGTATTAGGTTTAAGTGAACGAACTTTGCAACGCTTTAGCCATGCGTATCTCGTCTATTTCGCTCATATTATAATCCTGTTGCTGCTTTGGGTAATTGTAAAGGTTAACCCGCATCATCTACCCTCGGCTTATTGGGCTCTATTATATTGGCTGGCATCCAATGAGTAATGTCTTCCCAAGTCCAGCACCCGTAAGCTTCATCTAAGCTTACTCTTCCGCTTTTCCAATGAGTCCAAATGTACTCATAGGCTTCAAATTCTGTTGGCTCTTTGCCATTCGTTTTAATCCAAGCCACAGGATCTTGCTCAGGCAACTGTAAACTATCAGTTGACAGTTCAGGACTCACCTGTCTTTCTTTAAGCATTGCGTCTGCTTGTTGGTAAGCAAACTTAGCGCAGTCTTTGTCAGCCCAGCGTTGATGTGGGTCTGACGAAAGTAGTCCTTGCATGGCTAAACCAGCAAAGTGGTCGCGCAGGTCTAAACTTTGGTGGTCTAGTGTGATTAACACATCTCGGACTCTCTTTAAAAGAGCCCTTTCTCTATTTTCCATCATGTCCCCCCCTTTTTAATATTTATTATTATAAAAACCACCAACCTACTACGCTAAATAGGTTGATGGGTGCTTACGTAATGTAACCACTAGCACGTATCTTTTTCGGGTGTACGCGGACACCCGCCTGAGATTTTTAGTGATACACCCTAAACTGGATGTATCACTAAAAATGCCCCATTTCTGGGGCTAGGTTGGTTAAGCTCAATTTTTTACCTGCTAAAGCTCGCAGTTCTATGGCTTCGTCATGGTTTCCTTAATAACGCCAATAATTATTAAGGTCTGCTAGGTGCGGTTTTTTAACAGGCCGCTACCACCTGTGCTTTATCTTACATGCTCGCCTCGTTATGCTGATCATTCAGCATTCTTTGAAACCCGTCTTGCATGACGAGCTTCCTGATAGCCTTGATATACTCAAGGCCTTTCTCCTCGTGTTGAGGTTCGTACACTGCGTAAGTGTACTCATACCCGCTGATCCCATTTGACTCAGCGCCTGTTTGTAACCGGCGCTCAAAAGACACATCAATGTCTTTTGTGCAGACTCCGGCTGAAAAGCGCTGCCTGGGAGCTTCGCTCCCCTTTATATAAGGGCAGAAGGCTACGGCCTCGCACCTCCAGCCGAGCCTTTTGGGGTAAAGATCCCCAGAGATTATTGTTACTTTCATACTTATCTCCTAAAAAGGTCTTAACCGAAGTAGTTAAGTTGTGTCTATATTACCACTACAATCTTACAATGTAAAGGTATTATTTTAAAATGGAATATCGTCATCATACTCTTGTTGCGCTGGCTGCTGCTGCTGCTGCTGCTGCGGAGCTGGCTCGCTACGTTTGCCAACTAAATCAATAATATTGGCATTCAATTCTAAGCTGGTTTTGGTAGTACCATCATTAGCACGATATTCATTTTGGCTAAGTTCTCCAGAAACAAACACTTGTTGGCCTTTTTTTAAATAATCTTTTAAAGAGCCTTCGGCGCGTTTGCCAAACAAAGCCACACGTACCCATAAGGTTTGCTGTTTATCACCAAAGCCAATGTTATTGGCAACCGTTACATTTAAGATAGTTAAGCCGCTTGGCGTGTGTTTAACTTCCGCATCTCTGCCGATAGCCCCGGTGAATGAAAATACGTTGCTCATAGTCCAGCCTCCAATTTGTTAATATCAAGTCCTCTGAGCCACCTACAAGCGGTCTCTTGAGAACAATTAAAATAAAATACTATTGATGCTAAAATTTCGGCATCTGTTGGTTTTAATGATTTTTCTATATCAGCGCCTTGCTCTGTGCTCGCTGCGGTCTTACGCAAAAATTCGGCATCTAGTTGTAATTTGGCTTCTTCTTCCCTCCATGCCTTTTCTTTTTCAATCTCAACAGCTTTTTGATCTGCAAGCACTTCAAGCTGTATTTTTTCGCGCTCAGATTCCAATAAATATTCCTGTGCTTTTTTTAATGCAGCGGCTTCAATATCAATAATTCTTTGTGCTTCGGCAGTCCTGTGATCTCGAATTCTTGTGTCTATTGTCATTTTTAAATGCTCAATATCCATCAAAACTAAGCTGTCGAAATCATTAAATAAAAATTTATATTCACTTGCTGCTGCTATTTCTTTAAGATTTGCGCTTATCAGATTTGCAGCTGCTACAGCAATCGACTGGCAGCGGCTTAACTCAAAAACCACAGCATCTTCGAGCGAAGATACCGTTCGTTTGCCCTTCATTGCCTCCATAAAATTAGGCTGTTGGGTTTTTAAATAAATTGGTTTAATTCCGTCATTCAATGTTTTGATAAAAATACCAAACTCAGCAGTGCTTTTATTCAAAAGGGCAATTTTAATATTCTCTTTTTGAGTTTTAACAGCTTTTTCTTGTTGCAAAGCAAGTGCGTTAAATTTATCGGCGTACATACGCAACTCGCGCGTAACTTCGCTAATGCTTTCCGTCTGTTCAATAACACTTTTTTCGGTAGCAATACAGCGCTTTGCTATGTCCCTAGCCTTTTTGCTTTCGGCTTCTGCTATTGCAAAATCGTTATCTGTAACAAGGTTAACTGTTGCTTCTGACAAAAATTTGTCAAATACAGGTCTTACATCACTAATATTGCACAGTGTAAGCTCGCCTTTCACTTGGATAATAACACTGGGTAGCTCAATCACAGAGGCTTTAACAGGTGTTTCATTCCTCTGTTTTATTTCATGATGCTCCAAGTCAATAGTAAATAATTCCCAGCCGTTTTTAATCTGTTCTTGCAGCTCTAAATCTGGCTCAAGCCATTCTTGATAATGCTCATCAACTCCATTAGTTGCTAAAAATAAACATCTGTCAGCGCCGGACACCATAAATTGTTGCTGCACCTGCATTTTGTGCGCTAATGTTGCGCCCGATTGTTTTATCTCAGCATTAAGCGTTTTGTGCTCGTAGATTGTGCGCTCGTCTAATGTAATGCCGTCAAAAGACGCGCTTAGTGAGCCACTAACACCGATCAATGGGTAAAGGTCGTCGCCTACTTTGCGTTCGGCAATAGCAAGCGCATCGGCTTCCAGTTCATGTCCTTTGTTAAAAATCTTTTGCGTAAAATCGCTCACTTCGGCCTGATAGCCCTTATACTTGTCTAACAATGCCTCTCGGCTAATCTTGCCCTTACCAAGCATTGCGGGCGCATCGCTTGCGTTAAAATACTTCGCGCGGTGTTCGTGCCATTCTTTTGAGCCTGTTTTTACGTCTACTGTTACCATGATAAAATCTCCTCTTTTTGTTCGTCAGTTAATAAGCCCTTGCTTTCAATAGCAATAATTAGCTCTTCTTTTGTTTTTTTACCGCTCTCTACAATGCCCATCCATTGCTCTCGCTTAGCATTAAAATTCTCATTGGTGCAATACTCTAGCGCCGGCGCTTCATATGCAGCAACGGGCACAGCTTCGTACACTTCACGCTCGACAATCCGCTCCGCTTCATCCGTGTCGTAGATTCCACTAAATCCAAACGCAAGGCGGGCGCATTGAATAAGCGCTTTATGTCTAAGCATCCTGCGAGGGTGTGTTTTCCACGGCTGGGCGTTGTCGCGTTTGCATTCCGACAACCACTCTGTAACCTTAGTTGGGTGACTGCGGTCTTTGCGATAAATAATACACGTGCAGCTCTCAGCGTCCTGCTCAAACTCTAAGCCATCAAACGATGGATGCTCATTGATAATCCTAGTCCAGCCGTCAACGCCTACTACGGGGACAATCGAGCCCTTGTCAGGAAACGCGTAAATCTCGCGAGTAAACGGATTTAATCCGTACTGATTAGCAATGACCAGTAGTGCTGTCATTTGCCCGTCAGTTATTTGTTGGCCTCTAAATGCCGTTTCTTTTAATACATTTATCACGTTAGTTTGCGCTCCAACGTGGAACTTTTCGCCCATGATTACTGCGAGTTCTTTGCTCATTTTCTAGCCCTCTTTGTTAAGTAGAGCTAAATTGTATTATAAAATCTTATAACCGTAAAGTATTATTTTAATATTTTGATGTATAATAATGACTTAATTAATTAAGGTGGTCGTATGTGGTTGATAGATAAAGTAGAAGATTGTAAGAGAAAAGTTATTAAGCATAGGCAATATGCGGAAATTGCGCACGCAACAGGCATCAGCTTCGGCTGGATCG